CGATTAGAAAGACTTAGCACCATATCAGCATCTGCATATACATCCTCGCTTACATTCCGACCAGTTATAATTCGCACTTGCCCAATGTGTTCCTTTTCCTTGTCTACCCTCTCACGCTCTCTTTTCGTTTCTTCTCTTATGGCCTCAAGTCTCAGCCTTCTTTTTTCTCTCTCAACAATTTGCCGTGCCCTTGCTATACTAATTCCATGCTCGTTGGCTATTTCGGCATATTTTTTCCCTGCATTTCTTTTCGCCACGATAGCAGCATTTCTTTCTTCTTTCTTCTCATTTCCCATCGCTATACCTCCACAAACCATCTGTCATAATCTTCCGCTGCGCAGTACCCTGCAAGACTGAAAAAGAACTCTCTGCATTTCTCCGCTTCTCTTTCCGATTCACAGTGCAGGATCGCCACCTGGGTCTTCCTCCCGGTCGTCATATAGACCGGTACGTCGAGCGCTTCGTGAAACTTCTGCTCCGCAGCATCCGTCAGCCTGTACGCTCCGCACTTTGCTATCCAGCATCTTTCGTCATAGTCATCACATACATCGATATCTATATCCTCACGGATCAGATCCTTCACTTTCATTACCAATCCTCCTCTGTTTCATCCCATCCTGGAGAACGATCCTCATTGAAGTCGTACCACCCTGCTGGGATCCCGCCGATAGTTTCCTCTTCCTCGTATTCAGGTTCGTCATAGTCGCCGATCCCCGGCAAGTCACCTATTCTTCGCATCACAACCTCCTGATAAACTGATTCGCTATGTCCACGATCATCGCTGTGCCCGAATCACACGACACGTTGATATCGTAGTACCCATCCTCGCCTGTTCCGTCCTCGAACACCGGCCGTACAGCTTCAGTGTAGCGACCGTTTCCATCCTTGATATACCGCAGCTCTTTAAGTGCATTGTCACTCCCTGCATTTGCCGTGAGTCTCAAAGTCGCGCAAAGCGCATCGCATATGGCCTGCTTGTCTTCTCTCATTTCCTCGCCTCCTTCCTATCTCCATTCGATCGTGTCATAGTCGTCATCGTCCTCGTCGGCAAATCTCCTGACCTCGACCCTGCTGTGCTTCTGATCATAGTCTGTCATCCATGCCCACGCTTCTCTCGCCGCCTCAATGGCATCATCCCTGTTGTAAGTCATTAATTCGATAAATTCATCATGCTCCTTGATCGTAACTACTACGTATTCCATTGTGTTCTCCTTTCTATAAGTAAGTGGATGCTCGCATCTGCCCTCCGTTGTCTCCCGTAGGAGTATGAGCCGATCGGAGTATTTAGGTTCCTCAATTTTGCGAGATCGCTATATCGGTTTCCCTCTATGCCATCCACTTGCTTTCTATGCCGCTTTATGCTCTTTGTAAATATCCCTCGCCACCCTCTGCGAGATGTAGTACCAATCAGTTCTGCCTGTGGCTCTTGCCATGTGGTTTGAGTACATCTGATATGAAAGAAAGCCCTCGTTGCTCAGATCCCAGATGACATGTTTCGAATATCCCGCTTCTACCCACTTTGGCAGCCATCTGCCAGAGAAGATGTTCTGCTGATACCAAAGAAGATTCTTCATCGTATCCTTGCTGTGATTCTTGATGCCGTCTTCTGAAAGAAGAATCCCGTATTTTCTTCCGAATTCCATTGTGCCTCCGTTCGGTACATCCTCAAGGAACTCATAGTATCTATTGATGAACTCAGCTTTAATGCTGTTCCTTGCCTCCTCGACCTGTTCCGGTGTTGACCACGCTTTATACATCTCAGTCTCCTTTCTGCCGGGGATTGACCGCCCCGGCTCGGTGTGTTTCCTACGCTATGCTTATGAATCCTGTTAGCCTTGTTCCGATGTCCGCCGCTCTCTCAATGAACTCCTCCATCTCCTCGCCGCTTTCAAAATCCTTGCTGAACTCATGCCCGAGTTCGTTTACGAACCATGCTCTGAATCTCTTTGTCATTGTTCTATCCTCCTATGCCCGGATATACCGCCGGGCTCGGTGTGATATCTGTTAGATCAGGTTGATTACCTGGAATGATCCGCCGCTCATTCCTATGAATGTTATCTCCGAAGGATAATAGCATGTCCACTTTTCGCTTTCGCCGATGTAGTAACTTGAGGCTCCGATCCGCTCTCTGTACTCTTCGGCGGTCTTTTCCAGTTCCTCCCATGCCTCGTCGTCTCTGTAGTGTGTGCATGTTTCCTTGAGGTGTGCTGCGATCTTCTTCATCCATCTCTCCATCTTCGGGAGCGGTGTGAGTGCGAATCTGCTCTTGCTGACTACCTTTACGAACTCCTCTTTGCTCAGATCTGTTGCCATGTACATCGGCTCGATGATCTTGTTATAGTCCTCTGTGCTTACCTCGTATCCTGCGAGTGCTTCAAATTCGTGCTTCATCATTGTTCTGTTCTCCTCTCTGTCTCAAGTAAGGAAGCTGTCTTGCGATGGTCGTTCTTTCGTGTCTTGCGTTTCACGGCTTCTCGCTTTTCCCGCTTATTACTGGTGAGTCTCATCGGGTCTTGTATTTTCATGCCTCTCTTCCTTACGTCTACATTATAAACTTTAACCTTATGATTGTCAATGTAAACTTTATAGTTTTCAAGAAAAATCTTAAAGTTCTTAAATAAATATTTACCACACCCCTCTGAGCCAGTAGAATCAAAGTGCTTATAAGGAAAAACTTGAAAGGAGGACCCTATGGAAAAAGACCAGACACAGATATGCGCCGAAAACCTGATGCGCATCTTAAAGGAACACGATATGTCTCAGAATCAGCTTGCAAGCAAGATCGGCGTTTCGGCCATGTCGGTCAACGCCTGGTGCCGGGCAATCAATATGCCCCGCAATGATAAGATAGATAAGATCTGCCAGTTATTCGGAATCCAGCGCGCAGATCTTCTTCAGGATAAGTCGGCCGCTCCGAATCTTTCGATACCCGCTGCATATCCCGTACCTATACTCGGAAGCATCTGCGCCGGGGACGGCATCATAGCAGAGCAGAGCTACCGGGGAATGTTCTTCGTGGATCACTCCATCCGGGCAGACTACTGCCTCGAAGTGGAAGGCGATTCTATGAAGGACGCAAACATCTTCCATCGAGACATCGCTTTCCTCAGAAAGAATTACGACTTCATAAATGGCGGCATCTATGCAGTGGTGTTCGGTGCTGAAGAAAATGCGGTGCTTAAAAAAGTATACCAGCAGGGAAATTCCCTCCTCCTCGTCTCATGCAACGCCCTTTACGATCCGATCTCCGTCCCGGCAGATGAGGCGTTCATCTGCGGTGAACTCGTCGGGGTGTATTCGCCTCGGTCAAACAAGTACACAAAATGATCCAGTACATCGATAAAAAACGTGCAAAGCTCATAGTGAGTATCGGATCGGGAAAAGCCAGAGTAAGAAAAACAAAGAACATTACTTATAAGAACAAACGCGACGCGGAACGCCAATACCGGGAATTCGAGGAGAAAGTAAAGAATGAGAAGTGCATAGACCAGAGTCTGACCGTCGGCGATCTCCTGACCTGGTACATTGACCGCTTCCGGATGAACGGAGGAAAGGACACGACCGTCAGAGCCTACAAGGTTGCCCGAAAGCCGATATGCGACTATTTCGGCCATCTTAAAGCAAAGGACATAACATTATTCCAAGTAGAACGCTTCATAGCCTCAGAAGCTGAAATACGCTCTCCCAAGACCATCAAGAATGAGATAAGCCTGCTCGGATCCGCATATAAACAGGCCATCCGCTGGGGAATGCTCAAAGAGAATCCCTGCGAATACGCCGTACTCCCGAAGCAAGTACGCCCCTCTATCGACATTCTGGATCAGGACGCAATAAGAAAATTCGTGCGATCACTTGATTCAGAACAGCTCGATTTCAAGATCATGTGCGAACTCGCTCTGTTCTGCGGATTGCGTAAGAGCGAGATCCTCGGATTGTTCTCGAACGACGTCGGCGAAACAGTAACGATCAGCAAAGTGCGTCACCACATCAACGGCCAAGATGTCATCCAGACTCCTAAGACAAAGACCTCAAACAGGACTCTCGCAGTGCCTGAGTTCATCCGTGAGGACATAGAAAGACTTCATGAGGACCATAAACACCGTCCCGGATCCTGTGCATACCTGATTCGAAACCAGTTGGGAGAACCGCCGGGCGTATCGTGGTGCGACAAGAAGATGCACGCCTTTATCAGAAGACACGATCTGCCTCATATAACCATGCACGGCCTCAGGCACACATACGCATCCATGCTCATCGCAAAAGGCGTGCCGGTATCCGAAGTTTCCGCCCAGCTCGGCCACGCTTCGGTGGATATCACCCTTCGCGTTTATACTCATCTTTTCACCGACGCCACGACCGCCTCAAGAGCCATTTCTGACGCTATAAATCGAGAATGGGCACCTTCCTGCCACCCTGCACACAATAAAAAAGACCCAGAGCCTTGAAAACTCTGGGTTTTACTATGGTGCGGACGAAAGGACTCGAACCTAACTCAGCTGTGTACCTGGATGTACTGGAGTGTACTGGAGTGTACAGTTTCCAAGCATCCCCTGATGATTTCAACAAATAAAAGCATTAAAAAAGGGCACCTTTTCGGGCACCCTTTCTTCACAGCCTGCGCATGACGCCGGCATACAATCTCGGATTGACCACCATCAGGGTAGTCATGAGCTCGTCTATTACCGCAAGTATCTCGTCGATGTCCATGCCCTGGATCTTATCGGAAAACTCCGTACCACTGTCGTAGGTGAACGTCGGCGGCATCGCAAACGAGTATTGCGGAACTTCCTCTTTCGGCTTCATGTGATCGAGGATCGTATAAAATGAAGCCAGCTTCATGCAAGTCGATGAATTCGGATTGCGCTGCCCTTGACATTCCGCGATCGCTTCAAGCAGCTCTTTCTCTGTAATCAAGGGCAATCACCTCCTACATCGCTTCGATTCTTTCTATGAATCTCTGAAATTCCATTCTGGTCCTGTCATCCGGAGCATCCTTCATGAGCTCTCTCAGCTCGGATGTCATCTCCTCTGTGGCCATTGAATAACCTCTTGAATATCTGCCTCTCGAGTCTCTCCTGCGTGCATATGAACGACCCTCGTATGATCTGTCACCGTAGGATCTGGACCCTGCACCGCTGTAACCTTCTCCGCTCATTTCTTCAGCCTTGAGCAGATTCTTTTTCATGTGCGCCAGCGTGTCTCCGTACTGGATCTCGGCCATAGAGAGCTTGCCCTTGTCCGCTTTGCGCTCGAGATCTTCAAGCTCATCGCAGATATAGTCTATTAGCTTATGCATTTCTACTCCTCCCTTTCTTCTACGCAATGCGCTCAACTGAGATCGCCGCATTACGCCTAATTCCAACCGAAGGTGTAGGTGTTACAGCCGGATCATCCTCTGTTCCGTCTACGTAAACAGCAGACACTGTTGCACAGCAACCGCTTGGTACTGTTATGATTGCACCTGTATTGATGAACCAATAGTCCTCAGCTGCTGCAGGCGTAACTATGGCCACGCTCTCCGGAATGACTGCTCCATTTACAGCAATGCCTAAAGCGATCGGTGTGACCGCGCCTCCTGTAGGTATCTGAACATTCGCTCTCACCTGCACCTTGTATCTTGCAAATCTGTTAGGTGTATTGCCTTTCAAAGTAAGAATCCCGGATGCAAGCGGAATAACACTTCCCCTGTTGCAAGGGATAGAAACACTGTTGAACGGTATCGTCCCATTCAGAGCTACCAATGCGTCACTCGTTGTTATATACTCTGCCATCGCAATGCCTCCTAATTAAAAAAGGTATTTCCGCCGCATCCGCAGCCGGCAGCGTTATTGCTGCCGCAAGTAAAGATCGGCGTTCTTCCATACACCGGAGTAGTCGGAACAGGACATGAGTTGAGCCTGTTGTAAAGTGCATCGACCTCATTTGAGAAGCCCTGTGTGATGAGCGTATTCTGCGCCGCCTGAGACTCTCTGAATGTCGCCATGTTCAGCTGATTCTGAAGTCCAAGATTCTCACGTTCTGCCGCCGCAAGCTGACCTTTCACTCCATCGAGCTCAAGCTGACAAAGTTTGTCCAGGATCGCCTGTGAATTTCTGTTTCCGGCGTCAATGATGTCACGAGTGTTCTGCATCGACTGAGTACGATCTGCACAGTTCTCAGTTGCGACAGTATACTTCAGATCTGCGAGCCCCAGACGATTCTCGCAGCAGCAATCCGCAAACTGACTGCCCAGAGAATTGAAGCCCTGGCTCATAGCCGTCTGAAGTCCGAAAGCCTGATTCATATTTGCCATCTGTCTTCCATTGGCTGCGATCTCGGCCTGCGCAAAGCCATTCGCTACTCCAGCATTTACTCCTGCAAATCCGTTGCAAAGCTGAGTGCTGATCCCGGAGATTCCGTCTCTGATCGATGTGATGTTTCCATTAATCATCTGATCGCGGAATCCGTCATTTACGGTCTGGCTCTGGTTCATCCAAGGATAGAGAGAGCCTGCGCCATCGTTGTTTCCGCCCCAGCCGTTGTTGCCCCAGCCAAGCAAAAGAAGCAGGATGATCCAAGCCCAATCTCCGTTAGCTCCGAAGCCGTTTCCTCCGCCATACATAGGTGCTACCGGCATGGTGAAGTTGCTTTCATCTGTAAGTGCCATTTGTTACTCCTTTCCATTGAAAGGACGTCCCAGATGTGGCATACTATTTGTAGCTATACAGGTGCCTTGCATCTGAGACGTCGCTCTGTGGTCTGCGCCAACAGATCACGGAGCGTCCTTTCCTTTTTGTGATAATTTATCTATGCCATCACCGTCGTCCGCCCGGTGTTAACATCTGCATCAATCTCTGTGCCTGCTGCATCGCCTGATTGACCTGTGCCTGCGAGACCTTCCCCGAATCAAGCAAGCTCTGTATCATCTGATTAGGATCTCCGCCCTTGCTCTTCAGCTCTGACAGGGATCTCATAAATCCATTCGGATCAAACTGATTCATCTGCTCGTACAATCTGTTCGCCATATGTTCCTCCCTCGAATTTCGCCCTCAGAGCCTCTATCTCTTTCTGCAAGACCGACAGATCGTCTTTCGTCGCAAAGTCCGTCTGCGCCTGTTTATCGGCCACGTGCGGCACTTCCCGAATCTTATAGTCCAGAACCTTCATACTCGGCATTCCCGCCATGTCAGCTGACTTGATGTATATGACATCCGCCTCTGAATCCCACAGCGCGACAGATGCACCTGCCTGCACCGGGTAACTCTTTGCGGCCGCTTCTCCCTGAACCCAGATCAGGCCGCTCTGCTGATTCTGCTGTGCATAGTAAGGTTGATATCCTGACGGATAAAAGTTGTACGCCATCTTATTCCTCCTTTGTCCAGTACATCTGCACGACCTCCCTCGAGCTGTTCCACGCGTCGTAAAGATCTCCGTCTATGACCGTGGCCACGTGATTGCTGAAAAATAATACATATGTGCCCCTCGGAAAGTCCTCGCAGAAATCTTCCGCCGTATAGCAATAAGGACACGAGTCCGGCATAGTCCTCCCCCGGAACCCATGCTGTCTGAGCACAGCCGTGATAACCGAATTCGAGCTCGGCATATCACCCATCTGAAGCCCGTTTATGACGAGTGCGATGTACGCCGCCTCCCAGCCCATATTCAGTGCTTTCGCTATTGCCCTTACAGAACAGTCTCCCACGGATCTCGCCACGGGATTCGGATTATATTCTACAAATGCCACATCTTTGTCCTCCGGGAAAATTTTCGCACTAAAAAAGGCGTCCCACCACGAAGGCAGGACGCATGATATACGAAATTTCCGCACAAAAAAATGGCGGGCATAGCGCCCGCCGTAAGGAGAAATATATGGAAAACCCATAGGCATATTAAATTATATCACAAGTGCCTGAACAACATCTCCTGTGTCTTATAAATGATGTTCTGCACCTGCCTCGGAGTCAGGCCGAACTCCTCTGCGATCCGTTCCTGAGATATCCCGTCAAACATCGCCCTGCGCAGGATAGCCCTGTTCCGCTCGGCGTTCTTGTGACAGATCACCCACTGATCGATGGCCTGGTCTATCTCGTCTCTTGATTTCGTAGGATATCTCATCGCTTTATCACCACATGCGAATTCTTGCCATAGACATGAACACGGTACCGCTTACCCTTCACGTTCTTTCTATCTTTCCGAATCCGCTTTCTCACTACTACCCTCGGCATTGTTGATCACTCCATTCGCTCCTGCCTCAAGATAATTGGCGTTCCCGCCATCTCTGCTGTCAATCGAGTAGTCTGCGTAATCATACTGATTCCACTCATAGATCCAGAGCGCATTCGTCGCGCAAAGCAGAACGATCGTGATAATGAGTGCGATAATCAGCCGTTTGATCGTGCGCTCGAATCTTGCCATCGTATACTCATACGCTACGATCAGCACATCTTCTTTCTTTTCTTCCATCACAGTAGCCCCTTCTTTCTCAGACGTTCGTACCATTCCTTCACGTAGGAATTCCCGCCGATATTGACATAGTGATCGTATTCCTCGAAAAATCTCTGCTTCTCCGGCTCCGTTATCATCGAGCCTCTTTCCACATCAGACAAAAATCTGACTATGAAATTCTTGCATGTGTGCATATCGAGCTTGTCGATCTTGACGCCAAGAGCCTCATCGCTCGCCTTGACCTCTGCCTGCAGGTTCCCAAGCCCGTCATGCAAAGACTTGAACTCGCCCGCCAGCATCTTCTCGATAGCCGCCTTTATCCCTTTGTAAATAGCGTATAATCCTCCTGCGAGTCCGACTATAAAAACGATGTTGTCGGATAACCATTGAAATGTAAGATTTCCCATAGTCATCACCTCGCTGTATCCGTATGAACCGCATTCCCCATATTCGGAGCAGATACTGCATATCCAAGACTGCACCATCCATTCCCATAGCTCCAATGATGATGCGGCTGCTTCTTCAGCCACTTGATCAGCTTTTTTCTACCATTGAGCGTGTCGGTCACGCCCTTGATATAGATGTCGCACGCATACCCGGTCTTGTGCCTCGACTGTGAACTCGACCCCGACAGCATCGAGTTGAACTGCTTACACCGTAAGCCCGACGTGACCTCGACAGGCTTCTTATAGTGATCCCGAATCTCCTGAAGATGCTTCAGCTCGATTACCTTCATTCGAGTCGGGTATCCTGTGCAATACCTGCCGCCGCATCCGCAGCGGAACTCCTCCGGGCTAAAGTTCGGCGCGTATTTCTTGACGTTTCTGAGATGCCTCAAGAGCGCATCCGTGTCAGGACCGTAAATCCCATCGTGGTCAGCCTTATTCGGGAACCAGTCTTTCTGCATTTTCAGGATGCCTTCCTTCGAATACTCGTACCCGACGTACTTCATCCACCGTATCCTCTGTTCCCTCGTAAGCATTATTCCGCCTCCACTCCGGCCAGCACATCATCTTCCTCGTCGAGCTCGTCCTCGTCGATCAGCTCGAACTCTTCCTCCTTGCTGACACGTCTTATCATGTTGGCCAGATCAAACAGATAATTAGCGCCTCTCGACATGAATATGCCGCTGACGATCATGTCGAATACCGGCGCAAGCGTAGCCCCGGAAAAGAAACTGATGAGAGTGACCTTCGCCTGGAAAGCAAAAATCACAGCCACGATTATGGCTATGATCTGTTTGATCGCTTTCTTTGTGTCTCCTTCTTCGAAGTAGTCATAAATAGTCTCGCCGTATGAGACAAGCGCCTCGACTACGACCGCAATTACAAGTGCAAGTACCAGAGTTTTCATTTTTTCTTCTTACCTCTCTTTCCGATATAGATCGCTACGTGACAGCTCGGTTTCTGACTTGCATCGAGCAAGTCACCTGCACGCAGTTTCGTCTTTCCATGCCTGTATCTGATGATCTTCAGTCCCCGAACATCCTTCCACGTCCGCACCATCGAAGCCGCCGACGACTTACGCGGTGTTTTCAGCCCTGCAAACCGACAGCAGACCGACGCATAATTTATACAGTTAGTGCTCGACTTCTTTTTCAGTTTCGAGCAATCAAATTTGTGCTTTTTGGTATCGTCATACAGCTTGGCGTTCGTAGCCGCCTCATTGCTGTATCGGATCTTCCCGGACTTCACAGCCGCCTTTGCATCGGCGACTATGGCCTTACGCGCTTTCGGATCTATCGCTCTTATCACATAAGTCCAGTGATACGCTGTGCCGGCTTTCCGACTGTACGGCAATTTCCGAAAGGCGATCCCCTTCTTTCTCGTAGCCTGTGCAATGTAGTAAGCCATATCTAAACTCTTCCTTCCGAAGCTAATACGCCCTGCGCGTTCGGGTACAAGAACGATAGCGCAATGCGTGAGTTTGCTGTTAAATTTATCGCTGTATCAGATGCATTTCTGATTGTTATCTTTGCGTAATTGCCATCTTTTTCGAGCCTTGCTGAAATTGCGTGCGAGCCAAAATACGAGCCACACAGCACAGGCATTTCGTTAGGCGGAGGCAATGTACCGACCAGCTCGTAGCTGACCAGATTTGCACCAGCCGCCCAAGTATAGGCAGACTCAACGCTTACAGTTACCGATACGAAACGAAGTGCAAGACAGCCTTGTGATTTGATATTCAGCACAGCTTGATTGTTGCCACTGTCAATAGCTATTCGCTCTGTCGTGTCCGTCAAGTCTACCCATTCAGATACGGAATGGCCACCAGTGTCGCCTCTGTACACATAAGCATCAGTCTCGACCATTATGCTACCGTCCCAGCCGACCGCAAGAGCATTTCGCCTATCCTCATCGCTTGTTCCGATTCCTACAATGAACGGAGCGGAATTTGTTTCATCTGGAAAGATTCCTACGCAGACCTCAGACGCATCCGTGTCAGTGAGCGGGGCGAAAGAAATCTTTGTAACAAACGACACCGCTTGCGAAGCTGTGACCGTGTAACTAACAGAACTGCCATTATCTTCAAGCGTCAGCGTGTACTCATCTTCCGTCACTTGGAATACGTTATCAACAAATGATATTGCGTGAGACCGCGTATAATAATCAACCGATGTCGTACTGCCTATGGCGTATTCAATCGTCACGTCGCCCCAATCGGATATCTCGCGACCGTAAACGAAGGTGCCTTTAAATGTGTCACCGAATAATACTCTTAAGTCTGCCGAATATCTTATTCGCCCCGACCCGCTTCTTGCCTTGAATGTCTCATTGCCGTTATCGTTATACAAGGCGATTCCATCACTCCCGAATGTAGCAAGCTCAGTCAATCCGTCCCGCACTGCAATCCCGTTCGAACGTGCCAGCAGATTGCCGCCAGTCGGATTTGCTTCAAACGTCGCTTGTGGCACCTCTGTGATATGTACTCCCGTATCTGTTCCATCCTGTGTGTGCCAGAAATATTGCGCCGTATTGCCCGCAATTCGCGACGCCTTGTCAGCTATAGCCTTTACCTTCTTAACCGTCTTAGAGACGGAATTTATGCCTTTTACAGCCGTCGTATCATCAGTCGGCGGAGCAGTCTGATTGCCTACGAGAAAAGCCGTCCCGCCGCCTACTCTGACTTGCACAGTATCACCTGCCTTGCAGTCTATAGTCTTTTTTACAGGCGTTTCGTCTATCCCGCCAGCAAGATGCACCCAAGCAGTGTCTCCGTCTACTCTTGTGACCGTCGCATCACTGTCGTACGGAGACGTCTCATGCGCTCCTGCACTTTTGACCGCGTGCGTTAGACGATTAATAATCGATTCATATTTGGCGCTCATCGTATAAATTCAACCTCCTCAGTCGTTCTCGCTCCGTAGCCAAGCTCTATGCTCTGACTTTCAACAATAAATACTCCCATCAAGTCTTGTGCTGGGTATCTGAGTTCGACGAAATCCGACACAGTTACGTTTGGGCGGAATCGTCTGTCGTAATGCGCTGTATAAGACGTCTGTTGCTCTTCTTTGAGCCGACGTCTTGCATATTCTGCGAGCGTCTCGTCCTCATTGAGCTTGCAGTCCGCCTCTTCCTTCCACACCTCGCGTCCCCGCGTCGGTACAGACAGAATCGAGTCTCCGTCATCGTCTCTCGCTACGGCGTATGTGTCTCCTACCACCGCACGAAAGACGTTTGGGCAGTCGTACCAGTCGCTCTTTGTCGACAACTGTGGCTCGATGGAGTCATTGTCGAATATGTCAAATTCCGCAATAGGCTCAGTTGATTTGCTCGTGACCTGTATCGTGCCGTCGCCAAGAATCCTCAGTCTCCAGTTAATCGCTGTTAATATCTTTCCAACCATCGTCAAATTCGACTCATTGTTCTCGGCTATGATTGCGCTTTTAAGTCGCGGAGAATCTGGCGATATCTCAACTCTTGCGGGCGTGACTGTAAGCAAGTCTCGGATTATCTCGGCTCCCGCAAGCCCGACGGGCGCGTACCAGCCTCTTGGCAAAAGCACGTCCGCCGCTGGTTGGAGCACTGAGTAGCACTGCACGCCGCTCGTTATAAATCGCCCGTCTATGTCTCTGTCTGGCGCGACAGCAAGCCCCGTGAAGAGCGGAATGTGTTCCGACGCTCCGTCCTGTCTCGCATCAAGATACACTCTCACCCACCTCTCTGTGTTCTGCGGATAATTCACGCAGTCGAGCGTGGCCGATTCGAGCAAATCTGACAACTGGCGACTTATCGAGCCGCCAGTAATCTCAAAACGCTCTGTGTCACGCCATGTGGACGCGTCTACGTATGTCGCATAGTATCTTGCCGAAAATCCTCTGTTCCAGTTCATAATCCCTCCACGTGCGACAGCCATTCATCGACGGTCATGTGTTCCATCTGCATGCCCTCCATCACAGAGCGTCCTCTGATGCCCTGTGATATCTGCATCTTGTCTTGGATGGGAAGAGACTCCCAAGTCGCCTTATGCTTCTTGTAATATCTCGCAAATCTCTTTTCCGTAGCGTCACGATATTCTTGATTCTCTTGATTAATCCACTCTGGCTTGTTCATCGTGTAGTAAGAATCCAGAAGCATCACAGCGACATAGAAATCCGCTTTTTCCTTTGCTCCTTTGTCCCTCAGCTCACCTATGAGAGCATCGTTCGAATCAATCATATTGTTGTACGTTTTCAGTATGTACTTCGGGTCGTGTCTGCATACAGACTCGTCACGCCATCTCCAAAGGTAGAACGGCGTCGGGCAGTATTTGACATTCTCGCTCAGCGACTGACAAAGGATGTTGAAGTAGGAATCCTCGTGAATCGTCAGCGAATCATTGAAGCGAATACCCTTATCCAGCAGATACTGTCTGCGATGGAACTTGCCGTGAACGAAAGTGCTGTCCATATCGTGATTGATATACAGAATCTCCTTTGTCTGCGGATGTCGTGTCTCTTCCGTAAAGCACGACGTCAAGCTGTCAAAGCCTATCTCCATCTCTTTGAACACAATCCACAGACCACAGGCGTTATAAAACATATCATCGGCGTCACAGAACATTACGTACTCAGCCGTTGCTCGGTCAAGACATGCGTTCCTCGTTGCCGACACGCCTCTGTGTGGCTCTTTGTGATATTGCACTTCAAACGGATAGCTCTTCAGCAATTCATCAGACAATTCCACGTCTGAACCATCGTTGCAGATTATGACGCCCACCTCGCCAAAATCCACGCTCTGCTGAATGGCGATACTGTCAAGCAAAGGCTTGACGATATCGTCCGTCTCCTTGTACTGCGGAATCAAGATTTGTAACTTCATCGGTCTCTCCTTTATTCGGTGTATGCTGTTATTCTGTCTGCGTAATCGCTCCATGTGGAATGAGTCTTGTACGCATCAACAAGGCTTGCTGGAACGTAAACTGAGCCAAATCTGCCAAGATACGACGAGTTTGTCAGCGGTGTACCTGAGAACGTATTTGTAGATACGTTCGCTATTGACGAACCAAGCAGATAAACACTCTCCAGATTTATGCACTCCAAAAATGCATATGTATTCAACCAAGTTGCATTCGGGAGACTTATCTCCCTCAAATTCGAGCATTCGCGAAACATATTACTACCAACAATATTGAGCGAAGGCATATGCACCGAACTAAGTGAAGCACAGCTCATGAAAACGCCATAACCGCCAGATAATACTAACGGTATAGAGACGCGTGACAATTCTGAGCATCCACTAAAAGCATAGTCGCCCAATACAATAACATTTGGAAAATCTGCTTCTTGTATCCCAGTACGACAGAAGGCACTTTGACTCACTACATTCGCATTGGGAATGTGCACTCGCGATAAATTAGCGCAGTCTATGAATGCGTTTTTCTCAATTTCTAATACATTCGGCAGTTCGACATACTTTAAACTTGATGCGCCGTAAAACGCATAGTCGTAAATCTTACCAACTGCATCGTCAACAAACTCGCTTATTGTTCCTTCCATGATTTCTGCGAAGGTTTGAGCATCGCCCTTTATGTCTATTGTATTCATCTCTCACCTCCATTATTCAACAAACGCTGTTATTCGAGCTGAGTAATAGCTCCATATATTTGCTGATTTATATGAATCAACGAGACTTGCTGGCACATAAATTGACCCGAATGAACCCGTATACGCCGACTTTATCATCGGTGTCATCTCAAACGTGTTAGAACGATATAGAATTGGAACACTTGTGCTTAACAGATACACCGACATAAGCGACCTGCAATTTCTAAACGCACTTATCCCAAAGTAGTCCGCTTTTGGCAAACTTATTGCCGTCAAAGCGGCGGATGAAAATGCACTATCCCCTATAGTTTTTACGTTAGGCAAGACAGCATTTGCCAACTTGCTACACCCCGCGAAACAGCCCGACCGAACCTCTGTAATATTAGGAGCATATACGCTTTGCAACAATGAGCAGTTTTGAAACGCGAAAGACCCAATCGATGTCACATTTGGCAATGATGCACTGCTCAATTTACAACGCCAAAACGCATACGACCCAATTAATGTAACGTTGGTCATGCTGATGTCACTCAGGGCAGAGCAAAACCCAAACGCGGATTCGCCTATTATTTCAACACGAGGGAATCCCGCAAATGACAATGAATAACAATTGCCGAACGCCGAACTTCCAATCATGCTTGCATTTGGCATATTTACGGAAGATAGGTTCGACCTACTAAAGAATGCATAATCATGAACACGCGTTGCTTCACTGTTTTCCACACTCGTCAAAGTTCCTTCCAGATACTTCCTCGTAATCGAGTTCAAATCCTTGAATTTCGCCGTGTATGTCGTGTCGCCAGTTATGCCAGCCAAAGATGGATTCCAGCCGTCAAACGGATAAGCCTGTGCATCGCCCTTTGTCGTAGTCGGCGTCGCTCCGCCATACGTCGGTATCGTGCCATACGGAATATTGTTCTGTGTCCACAGCGTGCCACCTCCATCTTCTGAAGCTCTCACGAACGTAGCCGTGTAATGCCTCAATTCTCTCGAATACGCCGCGTAAATGTTCCTGTCGGTAGTTACAGCCTTTGTCGCATTTGCATCCGCTACAGACGCATCCTGTGCCGTGTTCCAGCCTACAAATGTATAGAGATACTGAGCCGTTGACGGTCTCGCTGGCGTACCAACCCAAGAGCCGTTCCCGCCATCCAGAACTGTCTCGCTCTCGAGCAGTGTCTGACCGTCCCATGAGTAGTAATTGAGCTGACAGGAAATGTGGTCTGCGCTTACAGTTACAAACGGATACCGCTCATTGAACTCGGCAATCTCAGCACCAGTAAGAGCGGATGTATGAATCGTTCCAGAGACCTGTGCCTTATCGACATTTCCGCCAGTCTCGTCAAGACCTCGCATCGTATCCAGCTTATCGAATATCGCATCTATCTCCGTAGCGTCCTGTGCCTCCCAAGCAAAGCCGATGATTCTCACTCTTGCACTGCTCGGCGTAGCCATCAGTATCGCCTTCGAGTTGACGTTCGTGTTCTCCAGCCTCAGAGTCGAGATATTCGCATATGACGGAATCGTCAAGTCCGTGATTCCAAGCTGATTCATTATCGTGAGATTCGTAATCGTGCTCGGCAGATGCAGAACTTTCAGAACACCACCGTTAGGCAGTGTCAGACCTTGAATCGCTGTGCCATCGAAATACACATTCTCGATATTCGTACAGCCAGAGATATCCACGGTCTTCTGCGTGTCCGTTCCAAGAGCGACGCAGTTACGTACATCAAGCGTCTTCAAGAGTGCATTGTTGCCCAGATACAGCTCTTTCAAGTTGGCGTTGGAGAAGCCTGAAGCCGAATCTCCAACCTTCAGCGTCTGCAGTTTCGTTCCCATCGAGAAATCAGCAAAGCCGACCTGCAAGCCAGATATGTCCCCTATATCAGCAAGCTGACTTGCCGAATAGATGTAAATCTCCGTGTCGTTGACCTTGTCCAGAGGGCATACAAGCGTGACAGGAACATTACGCTCTGCTCTCTGCTGAACAAGATATGAGCCGTACTTGACTGACGCATAGACATCGGCATACGGCGTGACCGTCACATTGGCTTTAGCGTAGCCTCTGAGCTGTATTACATCAGAGAGAGCATCGCCAGCATTGTACTTTGAGTCCATATAGCGGAATCTGTTGTACATCCACCATTTGCGTTGCTCTTTCTTCGAGCCTTGAAGCATAGCGAGATACGCCGCAGTCGGCTCTTTGCCAGCATCTGGAGCGACAAGCGGAGCAAGATATTTGAAGTAGCTGTCCTCATTGAATATCGCCTCGCTCCACTTGTCTTGATGAGCTTCAAACATCTGCTCGACGACCTCATACGACAGTTCTCCATCAGACCTCAACTGCTGATACATCGCCTTTATCTCATCGCCGAACGCTTCACGCAAATTAATCCACACGACAGACTCCTGTCCGTTGAATACATTTGCACCGCCAGCAAGATGGTCAGTATCCTCGAGATTATACGAGAATACCAGCGCACCTTCGTTATTGATTCCTAAAGCCGTATCGAAGTCATACGGCAACCAAACCACTTTCTTATTCATTCACCGTACCTCCCATAAACGACGGAAATGCGTTCTTTGCCCGTGAGTCGACCATCAAGAACAGCTCCGTGAACAGATAGTAGAACATCGCCGATTGGAGCTCCATGTAGTTGCCAGCCTCAGCTTTAAATTTGGCAAGCCTGTACTCAGCGGAATCCGTTGTGTACTCGACATCATCGTATGTAACTGGAGTCGGCAGAGCATCACCAGTCGCCGCCGTCGTGTCTGTGCTCTCCACCCAGCTCGCAAACTCGGCAAGCTGTCTCGAATCCGTATAGGCTGGGTCTGTGTCAGGATAGCGAGCTTCGAAGTCGTTCAGCCAATCTGTTCCCGTGTAATCGTCGTTCTTCCAGATGACACGGTCGGACGTATTGTTCTTGATTTCCCACGATTCGTCACCGCTCACAAAGCCGAACACTTCCTCAGTACCCTTGTCGTTATTGAAATTGTACTTGCCGACAAACTGAGTCGATGTTCCATCGTTCCAGAATATGACTATAGGGAACCCGTCTATGCCCTGTCTGACGCTCTCATTTTCGATTTGAGGCGGAGTTTTGTACGGACAGACAGAATCATACAGCCTCGCTAATTCGACGTTATTAGCGCCTTCAGAGGACGCAACGTCGGCCTTCATTGTGAACGTGTTCGTCGCAATAGCGTTGCTCCGCATCTGATATTTCTTTACTGTTTCGCCTGTGCCGAGAGTGAAGCCACCCTTGAACTTCAGCTTGTAATTCTTCCTCGCGTAATACTGCGAAGACGTACCCTGTACATCAGCCTGTACGTTCTCAGCTGTGAAACTCCGAGCCTTGCTCTGCGGGTCGACGTACTCGACAGAGACCGTCTTTTTATCGCCCTTGTACTGAGGCAGAACGGGAGCCGTGATAATCATATACGGCAGGTCTGTCGGGAGCTTTGCAATCACTATGTTGTCGTACTCATCGTAGACATTGTTATGATTGTATCTTGCCAGCATGAGGTCTACGCTCTGTGTGTCTGCAATCCAGTTGTCAAGCATCTGATAACGAGTTAAGTCGTTATCGTAAACTCGAATACTGTAGATATCTATCGTGCAGTAATTCGAGCCAATCGAGATATCAACTGGCGTGGTCTGCGAGAAATCGTCATCTACAGGATATTGCACTACTCCGCACATCACGCCATTGAGATATACGTATATCAGCCTGTTCTCCGTTCTCTTCTCAACCACGAACGACAGCCTTACGTGTTCGTTCTCTTTGAATTGAGCAGATATGCCCGACTGCTCTGACTTCAGCTCAGCCGCCTGTGCAGTGAGCCTCAAGCCTCGTCCGTCAGATACGCATGAAAATATCGACGCATCGTAATTCAGAACGTCTCTTGTCGCAAAATCTATCTCTATCGTCTTTCCGCTTGTACGGAAATCCTGCGCGAATATCTTGTACGGAATCGTCAGCCTCGCATCGCCCGATACTCTCAGAACGGTACTCCCGTTCCCGTCAGACAGCCATCCATCCGACTTGTGGTTGAAGTCTGTGAACACGCACTCGATGTCCTCATAAACCCAAGTATCTGGATTCTGCTCCGTGTTGCTCCGTCCCGTCGCCTGTAGACTCAGCACCATGTCCTCTGTTGTGACATTCGCGTCAATGCTCGACTCTGTAATCGTGAGCGTGAAATCTCTTTTAACAGAACCACACTTGATTGACAGCTTAAGACTTCCGACAGCATCCGCTCTGTAGCTCCACGTCTGTTCTGTACGGTCTACTGTCTGCGTGGATATGACCTCATCATTCACAAGCAACTGTACCTGCGTGCTCAGCCCGCTCGGGTCATAGACCGTATACGGAATCTGCAGATTTGTGTACTGCTCTGCCGTCGTCGTCCTAAATGTGCTTGCGATAATCGGCGTGCTCGAATCTGTGATGCAAATCACGTCATAGTACAGCTCGTTTGATTTGACCGTCTCGCCGTTTATCTCGGTGGTGAAGTACACGAGCAAGCTGTGCGCTCCGTGACTCTGTGCAGGAATGACGTGATTCTGCTGTCTCCCAGACGCAGACGTTTCTTCTGTTCCTTCCAGCTCGCCATCGATAAAGAAGTAAACGGTCTTATCCACGTTTCCGACAGGCGTATACGCGAACGTGAACTCGCCCGTCTTTGCCGTCGATGCATCAAAGCTCGACCGAATACTCAGTGATATCATTGTCACTGTGTAGTTGATAGTCTTCGTGTTGCCGTACACGTCAGCGACCGACACCCTCACGAGGTTCTGCCCCGATGTAAGGTAGCTCCCGACCTCAAGAGCGACAGCGCCCTGTGCGACGTCCTTTGACAGCCTCACAGCGCCATTGACCTTGACTGTAATGATTCCGTTTCCTGTCGGTATCTCATCTTCAAGCGATGACCAGCTTATCGATATCGGGCATTCAGACCCTTCGGCTATCGTCTTGCTGAGCCAGCCCGATGTGTTTGTAAGCGTGACGATAGCGTTGTTACCGCCTCCGCCGCCTCCGCCGCCTCCAGCGAACGGGCCATAAGGGCCAGCTATTCGCTCGCCCTCATGCAAAAGCCATACAAGCCCTTCTTCGTCTACTTCGAGTTCGTCGCAGAACGTGCTTGCCTGCGCAGACAGCATTCTTATGTCCTGTTTATTCTGTTCGACCGTTTCATCGACGTCGCCAAGGATATACTCTTTCACGTCACCCATCGACGCGGCGCGACCTTCGTATGTGTCGAACATCACGAATTTCTTTTCTTCAGTTAATGTTTCGAGGCTTTCGACAGGGAAGTCCTCGACTCTTTTTTCTGCCATGCTAATCCTCCACTACGTCAACAGCCATGACGTAACCGTCTGGCATCAGAACAGCGTCTCCATCCGGCATAATGACTCTGTCATACAATTCTGACCACCGCTCGAATGTCATGCCCTCGGGCTCCTGTGCGTCGACTTTCTGTGTCTCAAGCTCGAACGATACCAGCATTCCGCGATCATCGTGTTCTCTGTTCTCGGACACCTGGACATCAGCTGCAAAGGATGACCCATCGACCGTTCTCACATGACAGATATCCGGGTAATCCGCAAGACGTCTCATCGCGTCGATCGTATCCTGCTCGATAAGCGGGATCGTCACAACATTGATCGACGTATCTCTCGTCACGCCCGGGTTCCAGTCGCCCTGCACGCTTCCGCCAAGATAGACCGTCCTCTTGAAGTCCTTCTGCCACGATGACGAGACATCAACGTTGTAGTACAGCTCCACGCGATCCAGACCGAAATCGATGATGCTTCTGTCGCTCTCAAAGAGATCGCCGTCTTCCTCGTCCAGATCCAGCCACGCCATACGACCGTCCTCGGATGTATAGTCGCCGTTGGCCGTCATATACACGATCCTGTGTCCGCCCTTCTCTCCGATGGCAGGATAAGGATCTACATACGTGTCACCGAACACCGCACCTTCGTAGATCAGCTCAGGTCTGTCTGCTGATAAACGGTAAATATTTACCGTGTCACCTTCCTCGTAGCCCTCTGCCGGCTGTGTGAGCGTTATCTTCGGCACACCTTTGTACATCTCGACCGCCACACATTCAGCAAGCGCCTCACGGGATATTGCCTGATGCTCCCAGTGCACAGTGAAAGGAACAGGATCACTCTCATCCGTCCTGACATATGTCTCATCACCCGTTCTGTATGCATTGGTGACTCTTGCGATGATCTGATAATCCGCCGTATCATCCAGCACGCCCGTTACATCGGCAAGTTCGATATCAATATCGCCCTCGCCCTCAACGTGCTTCAGAACGACAGCCTCACCTCTGTATCCGTCATAAGTCCGCTCGTCCGGTCTGTCCATGTGAAAATCGGAAGCCCTCTCGATGATGATATCGACACTTCCTCCTTCACCTGCACCGGTCACGTTCAGCTCGAGCGGCAGCCTTCTCAGCGCAGGACCCGTCACCGCCTCATCGCCTTCTCCGTCCGTGTATTCTTCGAGAGAAGTCGAGTTGATCGTTGCAACTATCGGCGCAGCCACATAGACCGCTGCCGGGACCGACCACCTTGTGCGTTCTCCGCTCCCTGCGACCAGCCTGACCGCAAGCCGGTATTCGTTGCCAGCCGTCCAGCCCATCTCCGTCGAATTGAGCGTCATATACTGTGCGCCGCTCTCCGTAGGAATAGGATCTCCGACAGGTTCATATCCGCTCTCGCCCATCTCCATGACCGTGACCTCGGCTCCCGCCTGGCCAGAGCCGTCTGTGCTTACAAACGCCCAATAGACCGTTACGTCTTCGCCTTCCGTGAGGAATCCCGTCGACAGATAGATCGATGGAATAGCCGGTGCAGACGAGAGAACAAACGGATATGTCTCCGACCACGGTCCATACGTCACAGCATCGCCGCTCTCCTGATAAAGCCTGACTCTGAAATACCATGTAGTGCCGACCTCGAGCCCCGACACGTTCCATTGAGGCGCGTGCGCCACGCTCACATCATACGTCTCCGGCTCGTCCGTGGACTCCCACGCGTCCTCATGGTCAGCCCACGCGATCTGTGCACCCGTAGCTTCAGGCCACGTCCAGCCCCAGACGACTCTCGCTGTGCCCGGCGTTCCCGCCTGCTCGACAGATATCGGAGGCGGCTCAAGGGAAACGCTCCCTCCGCTCCATGCCTCTGCCGACTTCATCAGCTCTTCGACGACCTGATAAAAATCTCCATCGCTCTCATACGTTCCGACCGCCGCATAATAGCCTATTGCGAAAGACCTCTCCTCGCTCCAGTCGGGACACGGCATGACCTTCGAGCTCTCATCACCATGCGCTATGACTCCGACGATCACCGCCTTTTCAGGATCTGATTCAGGCCGATAAAGGATCACCGTATCAGCATCGGGAACATCCGCCTTGCTCTCAGCCGTGACCGTGATGCTGTGCCCCGATCCCTCGTTCCTGCTCCATTCGACAGTAGGCTGTTTGAGACTTCCCGTCAGAACGATGACAGGATCACTCTCCGTCACGTTCGAATCGTGATGATTGACCACTCTGACAAAAAGGCACTGGTCTTCTTCCAGCTTTCCGTCAACAGAGAACGTCAATGCATTGCTCCCGCTCGTATCCTTCAGGGTGCCTGCAGTCTGCCAGCTGTCGAAGCCCGCAGGAAGGCTCATATTTGCCCTTGGTGCGACTTTTGCGTACTCAACGACCGTTCTATCTATCGGCTTCGTTTTGTTCGCAGGAGATGACCATTTGACTCCTACGAGATACCCTGCGGAACGCTCCACTATCTTGCTTTCCTTAATGGTCGGAGCATTTGAATAGGCGTACACATGATATTTGTACACCCAAGGATTTTTTACGACGCCCGCAGGACCCCTCGACCTTGCGCGGAACACTCTTGCCCACGCTTTCGTCTCGTCGTAAACGAAATCATTCGCCTCGTCGATATTAACACTCGAATTGGCCGACAGCCCTACCGCATGCCTGTACCCCTTCGTAGAGCTTTTCCACTTCAGTTTGCCCAGATCCTTGACATCGATCTGTGAAGAAGGGACAAGAATGCTCTCATATTCGACATCCGTGAATATCTTCGCTGTATTCGATGTGTCCACCGTCCATGAGAACTTACATCTGTTGACGATCTCCTCATCGAGAGCCGCCGTCACTTTCGGCTTCGGCGGCGGCGTTATCGTGAGCTCTTTTATGTTGAAATTCGACCAGCCCGGATTGATCTTTTTCTTTTTCTTCTTGTAGGAAGCCCTATTGCCCTTCACCCTAAATTGGAAACTTGTCAGCTTCGGCCTGGTCTTCGTCTTGCCCTTTGATGTGTACGTCGTCGGATAATAATCATCCTTGTCGAACGTCTTCACAAATTTGACGGTCTTCGGCTTTATCTTATTGGACGGTGCTTTAGTCCACTTCCCGCCCATCTTATACTCAAGATGCTGACCGTTTGTGTAATTGGCGTCGGCGATCTTCCATGTGCACACAAATTTGCTCCCGTCGACCGCTATTTTTAATCCTGTAGGCTTTTTCGTCTTATCTGCCATTTATACTGTCCTCAGCTTCATCTCTACACCACGCACAAATCTGTCTGCGAAGCTCTCAGGGCTCTCCGCTCCGTCGACCGTGATGTAATTCGTCATATAAACGACCCGTCCGCCTGATGCAGACGCCGCGCCCTGTGCATACATCGCCTCATCCGGCGCGACCGCCATCGGTGATATCGTCGGCGTAATGACCGGCGCATCAAGCCCTGCGTTGAGTGCATCCATCGCGCCCAGAACGCTCTGTTCTCCGTCTTCAATACCTCTCGCCATACCAAGCGCGATATTCATACCGACCTGTCTGCGGAATACCTTTGAAGGCGACTCGATACCCAGCGCATTCTTCGCCGCACGAAGCGCACTACTTGCAAGGCTCTTCAGCGAGTTGAACAGCATGCCCGCTCCGGCTGTCACGCCTCGAACGATACCCAGCACGACATTCCGCCCGACAGATCCCCACGATATGCTCGTGAAGGCTTTCATCGCCAGACTCCCTGCTTTACGCAAAGCCGCTCCCGGCAGGCTCGCAAGCCCTCTCAGACCGCTCACGATCAGCCCCATGACCGAACGCCCGACAGAGCCCCACGATATGCCCTTGAACGCGTTCAGGGCTCTTCTCGCAAGATTTCTCATCGCTCCCGGCAGGGACTTGCCCATTGCCGTTACTCCAGCCTTTATGCCGTTGAGCACCTGACCTCCAAGCGCTACCCAGTTGACCGCCGTAAATGCGTTCCAGATAGCCTCTACGATCTGCGGAAGATTCTCCACGAGCGTAGGGATCGCCTGGACTATACCCTGTGCAAGAGTGACTATGATCTTCACTCCAGCCGCAAGGACCTTCGGTGCGTTGTCATTAATGACACCCGCGAAATTCGTGACTATCTGCGGAACCTTCTGTATCAGTACAGGAAGTGCGTTAGCCACGCCCTGCGCCAGCTTCACGATCAGGCTCAAGCCCGCATCCACCAGAAGACCCGCTCCGCTTCTCAGCGTCTCGGAAAACTGCAGGATGCCATCAAGACCCTTGGAAATCAGAGTAGGAAGCGCTCCGTCCATAGACTCCGTGATCTGCCCGATAATGTCCGTAACTATGGTCAATATCTGCGGAACGGCATTAAAAATGCCCTGCCCTATGGCAAGGACCATCTGTCCGCCGACCTGCATCATCGGCACAGCCACATTCTGGATCAGTCCGGGGATCCCGGCAAGCGCTTTCGGAAGAACTTCGGTAAACGCCTGACTTATCCCTTCGATAGCCTGCATGACCGCAGGAACGATATTCCCCGCCGCAGTGCCTACAGCCGTTATCACATTGCTTGTGAGACTTGCGATGTCCGCCTCAGGATCGGCAAATCCCGTGACGAGATTATCCCATGCCGCTTTGACCGTCATGAGCGATCCTTCTATGGTCGTGCTCGCTTCTCTCGCTGTCGTACCGGCTATATTCTGCTTCTGCTGAATGAGATCGATAGCGGTGACGATATCAGAGAAGCTGTCCATCGACAGATCTGCCGCCATACCGTTGGCTTTGGCATACTCGTTGGCGTCGTCAATGAGACGACTCATCTCCTGCTTCGTCCCTCCATAGCCAAGCTTCAAATTGTCCCAGCCTGTTACCGCCGGGGCTTTTTATCCCCGACCTCTTGCAGTTCATTTCCCGCAAGCTCAGCATATCTTTTCACCCTCGTCTTCACCGTTAGGGTGTCGCGGCCTCGTGGACGGGTTATATCTTTTCACCGTCTATGCGTTGCCCCTGACTGCACTCCGTACAGCCTTCGGTTCGGATCGGCTTCTCAGCCTTCCCGCTTAATTCCGCGATAAGCTCCCGACCGTTTCCGGTCAGGCCGCCAAACGTTTCAGCATGGTGTAATTTTGCTTGGCAAAACCTTGGAATGCCCCTTGTATCATCGAGATATCGCCGCCGAACGTGTTGAAGTTATCCGCGATCGCTCTCATCGCGACATCCGTCTGCTTCGCCGCCTTGACAGTATCACCGCCAAGCGAATTTATGAGCGATGCAGAGAAACTCGTTGCCGTCGACATATATTCATTGGCTGACATTCCCGTCGTCATGTATGCATTCTGTGCGTTCTTCAGAACGAGATTCTGCGATTGCTCCAGCTTCTTCCATTCTTTCTCAACAGCACTCACGCTTTTGCCTGTGCTTGCGGCGTATTCTTCGAGAGACAGCCCCATGTTTCCGTAGAGCTTCTTGACGCCTCCGGTCATCTGCTGATATTCGGAGTATCCGTCAATACTCTTCTTGACCAGAACCCCGACAGCAGAGGCGGCCGCCGCAACTGCCGCCGTGCCTGCAAGCATAGCCGTTTTCAGACCCTTGCCAAGACCTCTTCCTTTGCCCTCGGCCTCGTTCAGTCCCTTCTCGTAATCCGCAGAATCGAGCGTGAGCTTTGCTTTAAGATCCATAAAATTCATTGCCATAAATTTACCTCACCTGCAATCCCGCGCGTTTAATGATATCGAGCGCGATCTCGTCGGCCGTTCTTTCATCCTTCGGCGTATCGTCGAACAGATCCCCGAATCTGCTCGGGATATACGACCCGCCAAGTGCATTGGCGACCGCCTCTCCCAGATACATAAGTGCGTCCGTGACATACTCCTGAAAGGCTTCAGACCGCCTGTGCTCCCTTAAAGCGGATATGCAGTGATCTATAAGATATTCACGCCCTATCAGCTCCAAAAGGTCGATTCTCGCGCTCTCGATACACCTCAGATATTCATCAGCCCCAACTGTGCCAATGAAGTAAAAAAACCGATCACCGCCCGATCGGACAGCATCTCATTAATCGCTCCGATATACTCATTCATCGGATGCTCGTCAACTTCCTTCGGCTCGATAAAGCATAGAAGCGCAAGAAGCTCCAGCGTCTCCTCCGGGTGCTCGTCCAGCACCGCGTCAAGGATCGCCGAAAAATTCCTGTTCATCTGTTCTTCCGTCTTCCGTCTGTTCTCGGACGCTGTCTTTTCAGCGGTCTCCGCATCCATATCCGGCGTGACGATCTCGATATCAGGCAGATTCTTCCTGATGTTCATGATATCCGTGGCCTTGAGCCATTTCTGCACAGACTTGCGGATCAGACTCGTCTGCTTCAGAAATTCGGATGGCTTACAATTCGCGAGATTCTTCATATTTTCCCTCCTGTGCTGTCATTTATGCTCCGGCTTTAACGTAGATCTCAAACGGAACCGTCTCCTGATCCTCGATACTGTAATGGCCGTGATACTCAAACGCGAGCTGACCCTTTTCGTTCTTTGTGCTCTGGATCTGGAATCCTGCCGTATTCAGCGCATTCATCAGATGAATAGCAAGGAATCCCGCGTTAGATCCGGTATTGACGTCGGAATAGTCCCCGATCCACCAGACTTCTTCAAAATCTGACGCAAGGAGCTCTGCACGCGGCACGACCTTTGTAGCGTCAGTGCCATCGATATCCGCTGCTCCGACAAGACTCTTTGCGAGAGCCGGAGTGCATGTCAGGAATGTACCCGACATTGTCGGATCGAACTGATTCAGGTGTTTCAGCTCCTTAGTATTGTTTGGCACATTATCCACGTCCTCCCCGAAATCCGTATATTCAGGATTTGTTGTGAAATTTATGCCTCCGGTAGTTGCTCCCAGAATATTTCCGATCTCGCCCGTGGCCGGAGTGAACGTATCGACCATAATTCCGGCATTCAGCTGAAGTTTTTCAAACGTATCTGCCGGTACCTTTGTGTATTTCTGCATGTAAATATCTCCTTTACTGATATTCAGCTATAACTTGCAAAACGATCCGCCTCATCTGCAGATCATATTCATCGCCAAGCCTCTGTGCGAAAGGCGATCCCTTCACTACCCAGAGGCGTCCGCCATCATAGTGCACTCCCATGCCTCCGCCTATGGCTTCGCTTATCTCCTCGGCTTTCTGACTTACCTCTGCCCACGAATTTGATCTGTACCAGAGACTTGCCGTAAGGATCACCGGGTCGTCCATATCGGATACGCTTGCTGAATAGGTTATATACGGGAGCTGTGCACCATCGGGAACGGTGGTCTCATCATAGGCATCCAGCCCGAATCCGTTCCAGAATTCATTGAGCGCTGTCCATCTGTCTGCCATCACTCACCTCCCGCAGGATTCCACTCTTCCGCAGTGCATTGACGCATATCAAGCGTGGCGCTCTTCGGAGTGAATTTATCATCCCCGTCGGATGTGACCCTGAATATCTTTCCGTCACGCTCCCTGCGGAACACATCATGATATTCAAGCGTCAGACTCCTCGGCGTGGTGACCGTATAAAGGCTCGACACGCCCTGCTTCTCGGCAGCCCTCGCCTCTATCGACGTATCAAAGACGATCGCCGCCTGGAATTCCGCTCCGTCAGCCCACGTCGTGACATATCCGCCGTAATCATCCTTCGAGATCTGCTTGTTAAGGAACGTACAGACCTCCATTGCTTCATCTAAGAGACTCATATCTTCCTCCATCTGTTCAATTCACTGGCAAATGTGCTCTGCCAGGTAGGACCCGAATTAGCGTTCCCCCTTCCCGAAGAACCGGCCGCCTTTGTATAGCTGTAGCCGCCGAACGATTCAGAGCTGTACGGTGAAGAGACCGAATCTCCGTACTTAGTGATCCACTCATCGATTCGTTCCGACAGGCCAACAACTGCAGGAGGGACAGCCATTGACCAGATCGCACCCTCAAACGCCTCATCAGTTAATTCATCGACTCCGTATTTATGCACGCCGTCGTTGAATAAAGACCCTATAACGCGAAAAAACTGACCGTCCTGTAAAAAAGAACCGTCAGGCAATGCTATCTCTCCACTCTCAATCGTAAATGTACCGAAATACTTTTTACGCACAAACCAGTTTCTCAGTTCTTGACACAGTTCGGTCAGCATTTCTATTTCTCCTTTTTTGACTTCTTAGACTGTTTTTTTCTCGGAGCGACCGATTTATCGGCTTTTTCCGTTTCTTGCGCCACAGGCTGAATTTCATCCGTCTGGACAGCCTTTATAAGCACTTCGCCTCGCAGGTTATCTGTTGACGTCAGCTCGGCAACCCTCTCCTCACTCACATCAACCCCCGGACGGGGATATTCATCCCCAGCCCGGTAGATGTGCTTATCTATCCTGTCCGTAAAATCCGTAACTACTACGAACATTAGCCCTGAGCAGGAGTGCTGGTCACGCTTGCGACGAACAGCGAATTAGGGTTGTACAGTACAGGCATGAACAGCGTGGATGCCTTTGTCCACAGAACCGATGGGTCCTTTTCTGCCCACTGTGTGATGCAGATATAAGGCGACTCACTGCTTGTTCTTGTCGCAAGAAGCTGCTCGACATCCAGTTCAGGCGCATCGCCCCAGAGACCTGTTCCAAGTCTTCCCGCAAGGCCTGTTGCAAAGAATGTGACCTTATCCTGCGGATAATATCTCGCAGATGTTACCTGTGGTCTGCCGTTCGCTCCGATCACAGCGGATGCTCCATACTGGAGATCGTTTGTGATGATCTGATTGATTCCGAATTCGTCGGAAAGATATGCCTCGAGTGCGCTTCTGCTTACCAGCTGACCCTCCATCAGCGCACCGTTGATAGCCTTCTGGATCGCTACGTTCTGTCTCAGCTTGCTGATGACAGCCTTCGATGTGTAGATCCCGTTAAGGGTGACTCCGACAGCCAGCGCCGCGTCAACGATATCCTGGATCTGATCAGGAATGCTCTTTGCCGCACCTGCTCCGAAGTCAAGAGTCTTGTTCAGATGGTTTGCAGGTACACCGTAATCAACAGTCAGATCAAGGTTATTCTCCTTGATGGTGACTTTTCCCGAATAAAGGATCTCGTTCTTTGCGACCTTTGTTCTTGTGATTACCTGTTCAGCAAGTCTTACACCGTCATTGATGACGTAATCATAAATTGCCGTATCACCCTGAACTCCGTTTCTGAAGAGAGCCCTCAGTCTCTCACTCTGATCGATCTTGACCTTGATAAGACCCTTCTCGATATTGTGGTGATCGATAGGTACTCTGAATGTCTTCTGAGACTCAGTATCGAATCCGTGGAACTGTGCCATGACAGGGATCTGATACTCATCTGCGATGGACTCCCATTCAGCTACAAGATTATCGGTCTTCTGATCCCCGAATACGAGATCTGCAGGATCATTAGGTCTCTGGATCTGGAACGGCATGTCCAGCCAGTCAGTTTTAGGCACAAAGCCAAGAATGTTATTTTCCCATTTGATTGGCATATTATCTCACCTCCGTCATTAAGATCTTGTTACTTCAGGTGCTGTCTTGAATACGAAGCCTTTTGCTACAAGCGCAGTCTTCGCAGCTTCTGTCAGCGTGGCCGGCAGTCTGTCCTCGTATACGACGCCCTTAGTTACAAGGGAACCCGGCATAGAGCCACTGGTAACGTCTACATCTTCATACACGAATCCTTTGTAGTCGGTTACAGCACTCCCGCCTTCTCCCGTGGTTACACTTACAAGTGTTCCCATTGGCACATACTTTGCACCATCAGCGCGGGTTGTCGCCATTGCCTGTGTCATCTGATATGTCTCTCTGACACACTCTTCGTGAGCAAGGAACCATCCCGGTGCATAAACCTTGCCCTGTTCTACATTTCCGATGAAGCTCATTTATTATCTCCTTTCACTCCATACATTCGTTCATTGTGCTTCTGAGCGATCATTGCCGCCCTGCTTAACGTTCTTCCAGCACCGGCTCCGACTCCGCTCGGCGGCGTCTCCGTATCGGCTCCCTCTTCGGATTTCCTGACGATGAATTCAGACCACTCTTCTTTGATGGACTTCTCTTTCTCGTCAGCGTCCTTGATCTTGCCGTCCTTGTCCAGCTCTATCTCATCCATTGGCGTTACCTTGACCACTGCATCGATACGCTTCTCGGACACACCTGCCTTTTTCAATAACTCTTTGAATGCGGCTGTCTTCTTCGCCTTTGTCTGCTCTGCCTCGACTCCCTTCTTGTAGTCAGCAAATGCCTGCTTTTCGGATTCATACTTTTCTTTGTACGAATCTTTGGCTGCGGCGTCAGCTGCGTCCTTCGCGTTCTGCAGATCGCGCTCAAGACCCGGAATCTTTTCGGCGGCCTCCTTGTACTTATCCCTGTCTGCTTTCAGGGCATCGGTGGTCTCTGTGTGGGCGTCGATGATTTGATCGATCTTTTCCTCTTCGATACCCATCGCTTTGAGCATTCTTCTTGTTAGTGCCATTATTTTCCTCCTATTCTTCGGTGAAAATTTGTGTATCAAAAAACCGGGCGTTCGCCCGGCTCCTTGCAATATTGATATCAGAATCCTTTTCAGAATCCTTTCAATGCCTTTTCTATCAGCTGTTTATATTCTTCTGTGTGCGACTCGACCGCCCTCTGAAGAAATTTTACGCCTGCGATATGTGCGCCTGACGGCATCCTGTGCCCGAACTCGACATACGGTGCATATTCGACATTCGTACCGACATATACAGCGTGCTCTCCTGCTCCGCCCGGTGCATTCCCGCCGTAATAGCCTATGGCCGACTTTCCGCCCTTCGACTTGTCAGCGTGATAGGATGCTATCGCTGCAGGATGCCCCGAAAGAGCATGCGTGATGGAATTCCTGAGGAGACCCGTGTCTATATGCCCTTCAAGATGCACCTTTGCGTAGTTCTCCGCCTGGATTCCTACCGCCTCAAGCGCACGCTCTATGGCCTCCTCAAGCTCGTCCAGCACTTTTGCTTTATTATTCTCAATTATTTCAACAGTTATTGACATCAGTATTCACGATCTCTAAAGAATTCTGCCCAATACGGGTTTTCTTTGTCGAAAATCTCCTTCTGTTCTTTAGTCAGATTGTACGGATAGTCTTGGAACATGTTAAACTCAGTCTTCTTATCGAACGAAAACACAAACTCGCCAACCTTTTCAGGATTGTAGAGCCACCATATCTTGTCCGTTTTATGCTCTTTGTACCACTTACTTGATTGTTCCATGTTCTCCCTTAATCTGATCATCCGAACTCGTATTCATGTATCCTAACAAAGTGCGGAATTCGTCTGTATCAAAATCACTCTCTTGTAAGTCTATCATGAAATTTGCCTCACTGGCAAGGTATTCTGAACTGCTTGAACAGCCAAAACGACGAGCTAATGTGTTTCTCGGATTCCCATTGAATTTAGTCCAACCGCTCTTTGTAGCAGATTGAAGTTCAAGATATTCCAGTTCGTCGTTCAACCTTCGGACTATCGATGCGTGTCTGCCGCACACAAGATAATACTCTTTTCCTTCCTCGCATTGCTTCAGCAGCCGGTTTCCGACTGTCAGCGAAGATTTGCCGTCTGCCGATATTCGTTTTATGCCTTTTGCCCGCGAGAGCGTGACCAGATTAAAGCTTCTTGAGAAGAAATCCTGACTCGCTCCACCGCGGAAGTCAAGAACGTCGAGCCCGTTCTTTCGGCCGATATAGCACAATCCTACAGATGCGCATGATCCTTTTGTCCGGTCTCCACCGCTTAATGCGTTGATGATCTGTTCTGGAGTCTCTTTCTGTGAGATCCTTGTGACCTGATTATAGCCAACGCGTTTTTCTAATGTTGAGAGCAGCCCCTTGTAATTGCTGTCCTTCGTTTCACTGCTATTAAGTTTCGCAAACGCTTTTTGCTTTGTGGTCGCCTGCGAAGCGACTTTTTTCCCACTTAGCCATTCTTCATACGTCATATCGCCTAATTTAGGCATCGGACGCACATTAGGATCGCGGACATTCAGTTCAAAGCCCTCGATCGCCGCCAGTAATGTACATCTGCAGTTATAAACATTGCATCCGTGCGCTTCGGGATCCCCGGGAAACATTATCTTCCCGAACTCGTTCTCAAACGGCTCGTCACTTTCTACGATCACTCCGTCAAGTTCCCTGTGCCAGTGCCTCGTCCGTGTGTCCAGCGTTGCAAGCCACTGCTTTCTGACAGGGATTCCCAGACCCTTTGCCCTTTCATACGCATCGACACGCCCTGCGTTCTGCACTCCCGTCATCATCGTCCGTGCATTTCGGATAGCCGCCTTATGGTCGCCCTTTGTCACCTGCTCCAGACGCTTCGTGACATTCGGTATCGACTCGCCCTGAACAATAGCCTGATGCAGGACGGACGTTATCCTTCTGCGATCCCACGCACGCTGTTTACCCTCTTTTATTTCTTTTGCGACCGCCTTGCCGTATGTGTGGTACAGTTTCGGCTTGCCTTTGTACATGTGCTCCACGCTTTCCCTGCTGTAGAGCGAATACGACGTATCGAGCAGGGACTTCTTCTCTACATCGAACGTCGCATAATTGTGATTTATGGCGTACACCTCCGGGGCAAACCCCTTCGTGATGCTCTGCGCTATCTTCGCCGCATTGGTATAATCCGCTGCAAGTGAATCGACCAGATCCTTCCAGCGCTTTCCGATCATCATCTGCCCTGTGCGCCATTCCTTGTATTCTTTCTGCGTCTTTGTGCCTGCCGCGACCCATTCCTGCCACTTTTCATCCTTCGTCGCAAAGGCCGCAAGATAATCATCGAGCTTCTTCGACACTTCTTTGTGCGCTTTCTTATATTCCTTGGCGATCAGCTTCTCCAGCTTGGCGATCTCTGCGTCCGTCGCGATATGTGCAGGATCACTCTTCTTCGCCATCTAATTCCTCTTCCGGCAATTCATCAGGGTTATCCTCATCAGGGACATCCCCGTACCTGTCGGCCTCTTCAGCTATCATATCCCGAATAAGATCCTCGGCCTGATCGCCGTCACCAAGGATCTCAAGGACCTTCCTTGTAACATACTCCTCAGGAAGATAAGCGGCGGCCGCTACGATCGTGTTTATCGACTCAGCCTGATTGATGACCTGAGACCGCGTAAAGGATGCCTCATCATCCACGCCCGCGACCTTCATTATGCCTTCGAGAAAATCCAGCACCTGGTATTCGAATTTGTCGCATTTGGAATTCAGATTCTCATAAGCCGCTCTGATCTGTGTCGCCGTTGTTGCCCCACTCGCGATGCTTTCCGTGTCCAGTGCCATCGCATCCCTGTAAAGGTCCTTGTTCAGCCTATCAAGCAGTTTCTCACGTGCCTCCCACGGAACATCCACCGTATGGCTCTCGGCCTGTGCGCCGTCCACATCCATAACGGTAGCGTGC